GTTATAACTAAATACTTGTATTTCATATGTTCCAAGTTGACTATTAAAAATAACAAAATCAGGTCTTGAAACTTTTTCAGTAGTAAAGTTACCATTTTCATATCTATAATTTATTTGATATTCAATAACACCAACTATTGGTTGCCAGCTTAAAAATATTTTTGATACTGCTTGGTTGTTAATAGGTACTATAGTTTCTTGTGCTGTAAGACCTACAGGTGGTTCTTTTAACTCATTTAAAATACTTACATTTCTTGCTGGCAATGCTGTGCCATCTTCTATAAAAGCATATTTACCTTCAACATAGGAAAGTGCTGTTATTGAATAATTAATACCATCTTGTTCTTCAACAGTAATAACTCTAAATTTTTGAGATTCTATAGTTACGTTTGAAATAATCCAAATTGTATTGACATTTGGTGTCTGTGAAAAAGCCTCTGATACAGTTATTGTTGCACCAGAAATACTGCTTATATCTTTAATTTCGACAGTGCCATCTGGTAAAACAAGAGATAAAGTTGCATCACCTACAGGATTACCACTAGAATCTACAGCAAAATCTGTGGCAGCAGTGTCATCTACAGTTACCACTGTGGTAGATGTAACAGCAGAAAGTCTTCCACCTCTTCTTACACCAGCACGAACAGGGTCATTTATATCTATTATTGCACCCGGTCTTACAACAGCACCAGCATCAATAGAAGTAGAAAAGCTTACTAATTCTGATTCGTTTTGTTCTGCAAATAATATAGCCCTACCTAATCTTGCAGCCTGACCCCTTGATGTACAACCAAAACCTTTTACTTGTTTTGTTATTATTCCAAACTTACTTTGTGCAGTACTGTCTTCAACAACTTCATAGTCTATTTCTTGGCTGTCCATATTAAAATATGAGACAGCTACAGCAGTATGTCTTTGTTTTAAACTACTTCCAGAATAATTAAAACCTTCAGAGGTGACATTACTTAAATTAAATAAATAACTGGCATCTTTAGGTGAATCTTGAGTGATGGTAATTGTTCCAGCAGACCATATGGGCATACATCTCATTACACCTGATAGCTCATTTATTAATTCAAAAGCTTCACTTGATGATTGGATATTTACATTACAACTAAATCTAGCTTCTGTGCTGCCAAAACCATCATCAACAAGAGTATTAGCATATTTACTGGCGGTAACAAAAGAGAACAAATCAAGGTTGCTATCTGTAACGTGATCTCCAAAACCATATCTTGTATCTGTTAATAAATCTAATAAAATCATTGCAGGGCAAGAAGTCCAAACTGCAGCACCCATTACTCCGTTAAATATATATCCATCAGGATAAACAATACGACCAGTTGCAGTATCTACAGTAGGTGTTCCAGAGCTTGAGGCACCAGCCCCCGGTATTCTTACTTTTATTCCTCTGATTCTAAATTTTCTTGAGGGTATTGAACTAAATTGTTGTGAATCTAGTCGTATTGCATTGTAGGCAGAGTTTGCATAAGTAGAAGCATCATCTATTATTTCAGAAAAACTTGTCCACTGAAAAGCATTTATGGTACTGCTACTTGTACTATCTGCTGTTATTCTTGTAACTCTTATATCAACAGGAAAGGCACCTGTAACTTCAACAGAAAAATCTTTTTGATATGCGTCAGCAGTTCTTCCTGTAACAGTATCAGTATGTATATCAGTAAAACCACCAGAATTATATTGAACAGAAATTTTAAAACTTACTGTATCACCTAATAAATCTCCTTGTTCTGTAGCTATCTGTATTTGTGGAAATGTGATTGATACTTTAATACGATCTACAGATGTATTTGTAATTTGTCTTGTGACTGCAGTTGCTGCTGTAACAGTCACACCTACTGGTACTGTTGATTGACTACTTTCTATACCAGCAATTTTTGTTTGATCTGCTGTACCAAATCTTGAATTAAAAGTAACATCTTGATAATTAAAATCAGTTGTTGCTGGACTGGAGGATGAGGCTGTTGCTTTTAATATTGGGGTATCATTTAAAAAAACATCTTTCAAATAAGCATTTTTATATGCTGTAGATGTTTTATCTGTTATTCCTTCTTTTGATGCAGACGCACTACCTTCTATTTCGCCTTCACTTATAAGATCTAGAAAGGTTGCAAACTGTTTACTGTGTAAAGTATCAGGTGTTCTTGTCGGCTGTGGAGGAGGTGGAGGACTACCACCACCACCAGAACCACGAATAATTTTATTTTTATCAGTCATACTTGTACCTGTTCTGTATCTATTCCACCACTTATAACAACAGAACCAGTAATAATTTCACCATAAACAATAGGAACAGGTGTTCCAGCCCTAGATGTTTGTTGAGTTCCACTAAAACTAAATGACAGTCTTGGATCTTGTTCTGAACTAAATTCTGGTAACTTTGGTGTAGGGAACAACATTCCACTTACACCACTTAAAACCAATGCAGCACCTATACCGAAAGCTGCTTTTGCACCAGTCCCTGCTGCAGCAAAACCAAAAAATCCTTTACCACCGATAGTTAAAGGATTTGTAAATAAACCACCAACACCAAAGCTCATAGCAATTAAAGCACCACCTAATAAAATTTTGCCTAAATTACCACCAGCACCAGATATTACAGGAACAAACTTTATATCAGATTGACCTACAGGAAAGTGTAATTCATCAATTCCAACATCTTCTTTATTACATAACACTTGATAATATTTATTGGACATATAACTTTCTAATTGAGGAAAGTTATTTATCAAAAAACTTACAGCCTGTGCTGTTGTATTTACTGCAACTTCAAATTCTTTATGACCTGTCACTTTTGCAAGATCGCCATATAGTTTTACTTTACGAAGCATAGCGTAACCTCATGCCAGTACATTTCAACAACCATTCATTGTATGGTTCCTTACAACTTATTCTATCTGCTAAATGATGTAAAACATCACCATCTAAAAAAATAGCTACATGGTTTAAGCCTGTAGCCATTATTGACATAAATAAAAGATCACCATTTTGTAATTTTTCTTCTGGTCTTAATTGTCTAAAACCAGTTCGCCATGCACATCTTTCAAACATTGGATCTGCAATAAATTCTTCAGGTGTTGTTGGTCTATCCCAATCACGCAAAGTTATCTTTTTTTCATCTTTATACCAATCTCTTACTAAAGCCCAACAATCAGTTATACCCCAAACCCAATGCCTACCAATTAAGGGTGGTTTATATCCACTTGGCTCATAATAACCCCACTGCTCTGTTTTTGGATTAACTATATGCCATGGCAGTTCTGAATTTTCACAACTTATTTTATCTGCCTGACTAGCAACAGGAGGTGTAACAGGATGGCTATGTATGACAGCTAAAATATTTCCAGTTTCTTCTGCTTTTACAAAATCATCTGGGTCAATAATAAAACATTGTTGCTGGTATGTTGATAAATTTTTACAAGCAAAATATTTTTCTTTACCTTTTATATTTATTAATAAACCACAAGACTCCTTAGGGTCTTGTTCTTTTGCATGAACCAAAGCATCTTGCTTCCAATTCATATTTTTATTCGACCAATACTAGGAAATTCTGATCTTGTACATTGTCTTTTTGGCGCACGAACACCAGCAAGATCAATTGGTGCAGCAAGCTCAAAACTTACAACTTCTCTTGTTTCCTGAGATTTTCTATCTATTGTATAAATTTCTTGAGGAAATTCAGCATTAGGGTCTGGTGTGCCATATGGATTAACACCGCCAGCAAAATTAACAGCATCAATAAACTTAGCTAATGTTCTTATTCTTGTCACAGTCGCACCTGTCAAATCATTGCCAGTTGTTGTTTCATTAACAGTAATAAGTATTGAAGTAATAGTACCGAGAACATTACTAACTGTTAAAGTTGGTCTTGGTAATTGACCTTTCTGATATTTAAAACCTTCTACTTGTACAGGAAATCTTTGATAAGTATTACCAGCCCATACAATTTCGCCATTAGAATTTAAACTTGAACCAGCATGAAACCTATAAGTGGTAGCAGAGCCATGTAAAGCAGTAGTTGTTGTAAGAGTAAATAATTCTATTATTGATGATGGATTAATAGATTGAATATCACTAATAACACTACTACTCATGGTTCAAATACCTCTCGAAATGTACAACTTAAAATTGCTCTATTGTTATATGGAATAGTTTTAGTCCAGTTTTCGCAGACATATTGCTTGGCACCAGATACAGTAACAGTTACATTTCCACTATTAGTAGCACTTGCTGCAGCAGTTACAGTAAAAGTATCAACAGAAGCAGATGAAGCCACAATAAATGAACCATCTGTAGCAGAACCAGATGTATAATCAAGAGTTACAGTTTCACCAATAGCTACACCATGCTTAGTAACAGTGATTGTAACTGTGGTTCCAGATTGACTATATGTTCCTGTTTTTGATATTCCTTCCCCAGTAGGTGTAAAAGTGAAACTTGCTTGATCATTTGCTCTACTATCTAAAAATGCTTCAATAACATCTGCATCTTGTTCTGATTCATTAAATTGTACAGTAAATGTTTTGGGATTCTGATGACTTGCCAACCCAAACAGAACTCTGTGTTCATAACCATCTCCAAATCGTACAAGTCTTTTTACTGGTGCAGATTTTTTACTATAGCCATTATAAGTAGGTGTAAATGATGGAAATGTAGCCATTATGCAAGTAAACCTCCGGGTCCTTTTTCTTGAATTAGTTGTGCTTGTATTGCCGTAGAAAGAACAAGACCAAGCTCTCTGCTTTGCTGTTCGTTTCCTTCTACATTAGAACCAGAGGCATCTACATTAACAACAATATTATTAGTAACACCACCGCCAATTCGATCATTAGGAATTATTGTACCAGAAGTAGATGGTACAAATAATTCGGGTCCTTTCTCGCCTACTATTGACGCTCTACCAACAGGTGGTCGGCCACCCTTAGCAAATCCGGGTAAGCTTGCAAATGGTCCACCAAAAATAGCACCTAACGCTGTATTAATACCAAGTCTTAACAGTTGTGAAGCAATATCATTAAGAATACCCTTTGCTGCTTCTCCTAAAGATTTGGCGTGTAAAATTGCGCCAACTAATGCATCTGAAACACCTGTTGCAATACTATCTCCAATCTTTTTAAATATTTCATCCTGTCTTTTTGCTGCTTCATTTATTTTTTCAATTTCTGTTTTTTGTTTTTGTAATTCGTGGTTTTGTTTTGCTAAAGAAACAAGTCTAGCTTCTTCTTCACCATCAAATTCTTTTTTAATTGCTGCAATTTGTTGTTCAAGATCAAACTCTTTTTTCTTTTCTTCGCCTTTTATTTGATCTCTAAGAACTGATTTTGTAAGTTCTGCATTTTGTTTTTTTAAATTATCTAATTGAGTATTAAATTGTGCTGTTAAATCTCTTGCTTTTGCATCTGGTAAACCTTCTTCAAGTTTTTTAATTTCTGCTTGTAATTCTTTAATCTGTCCTTTAAATGCTGTTATACCTTCAACACCTCCAACATTTTGAGCACCAATAAGAACACCAAAAACATCTAAGACTTTGTTTGCACCAGCAACTTGTTCTTGTAGTTCATTTATTTTTTTTCTATGTGATTCTATTCTTTCATTAATTGCAGATGCAGTACCAGTTTCCAATAATTCATTAAATTGTTTCTGTGCATTATTTGCCTCTAATAATTTTGTAACAAACATCCCAAGACCTATAACAACCAAACCAATACCAGTTTTAGCAAGTGCAAGTTTAAAAGCATTTGCGGCAACTGTGGCATTTGCAAATCCTATGGAAGTAGCTGCAAGAGTGGCTTTTGTTCCTATAAGACCTCCTGTTGCAATTTGAGCAGATACACCAACAGCTAATAAATTTGTTTTTAAAATTGGTATTGTTATAGCTAAACCTTTAACAGCTAAAGTAATCCCTGCAATAATAGCTGTCGCTTGTCCACCCTCTGAATTTAAAAAACTAAGTAAAGCTGTTAAGCCTTTTACTGCCGGATCAATTACAGGTATAAGAGCTTTACCTAAAGTTTCTCCAAAATCACGAAATTCCTCTCCTAAAGTATCAACAGAACCAGCAAAACCGACTGCCGCAGCTTGAGCTAATTTATTATAACTTTCATCTACAATATCTAAAATCATGGTATGAGCTTTTGCTACCTGATTTGTTTTCATTAACTCTTTAATTACCTTGGTTTGTTGTTTTGTGAAAGCAATACCAGAACGATTTAAATTAGATAAATTTCTTTCAGGGTCTTGCAATGCTTTTGCCAATTGCATGAAAGAAGTACTGACATCCACTTGGTTTACCTGTGCAATATCTGCAGCAGATTGTGCTACACGTTCATAGGCATCAACACCAATATTTCTAAAACTTGTTAATAAGTTAAAACCT